CTATCAATCAATCCATCTTATTTTTGTAATTTTAGATGTAATTGGTGTTATCTTACGCCTGACCAATTAGGTGATAATAAATGTATTGACCACTTTAAATTAAGTGAACTATTAAATGAAGTACAAACTCATAGAGACATAGAACACATTGATTTATATGGTGGTGAGATAGGTGTATTAAAAGAAGACAACCTAGAAAAGATTACTAACGCAATTAAGATATATTACAAAGACAAGATTAATATAAACACAAACTTATCTATGGTAAGAAGTGAGTTTATGAATCCTGATTATTTTATAAGTGTTAGTTATGATATGGAGACCAGAGAGAAACACGAACAAGTTTATGATAATATGAGAACTTTGCCTGTTGAGTTTTCTGTTTTAATGTTGGCAACACCAGAAGTTATGAAAATATCAACACAAAGTATTTGGTCAAAGATGATTAAATTAGGTGTAGATAATAAAAACTTTAAAGGATTTGAAATTAAACCTTATAGTACAAATCAAGCAAATCAATTAGGTGCGACACACGCTGACTTTGAAGACTTTATAATAAAGATGATAGAAGAATTTAAAAGTGTAAAAACAAGAGAAGGATATCAGCAAAATAAATTTGCATTTATTAATGAAGAGAACATAAAAGATTCTCTTAATCATCAATACAACGCATATAGTGATGACCACTTATATATTACACCTAATGGTAAATTTGCTGTATTAGATTTTGATAAAGATGATAATGAGTATTTTTTAGAACTTGATAGTTTTGCTGATTACGAAGTATGGTGTCAAAAAGAGAAAGAACAAAATATTTCTGATATATGTCGTAAGTGTGAATATTTAGGTAGATGTTTAACTGAACACTATAGATATGTTAAAACTCTAAAAGATGGTTGCAATGGATATAGGTATCTGTTAGATACTTATAGTTTTAGATATGGCAAATAGAGCGTTTCTTATAGGCAATGGTCAAAGTAGAAAAGGTTTTAAATTTTCTACTATTCAAGGACGAGGTGTTATCTTAGGTTGTAATAATCTGTACAAAGATTTTGCACCTGACATTTTAGTTGCAATGGACCATCCTGTTATGCACAGCATTTATCATTCAGGTTATAGTTATACTGCTAAATGTTATTTTAGAGATTGGAATCCTGTACCACACGAACATTACGAGAATATGGTAAATGGTTTCTTTCCTGGGTATAGACATATAAGAGCAATTAGGAATTCAGGTTTACTTGTAGAAAATCAAAGAGTAGGTTCTAATAGTTTTGTTTTGCACGGATACAATGATAAAGAAACAGGAAAGAATATGGTCAACATTAGTTGGTTGACAGGTGATAAAGTAAAAAGTTTTACAGATTTAGTTGACGGTGGTGACGAGTTAACTTGGGCAACAGGTCCTGCAAGTGGTTTTGTTGCTTGTAAAGAAGTAGCAGAATTGAAAGAAGTTTACCTAATAGGACACGACATATATAGTATGTCAAATAAATTTAATAACATATATGCTGGACAACCTTATTATAAGTCTGATAAACACCCTAGTCAATATTACTTACAAAATTGGATATTACAATGGCGTCAACTCTTCAAGTCGTATCATTCGGTAAAGTTTTATAAAGTAAATAGACAGAATATGTTAAATGTTAATATTCCGGAATGGAATGAATGTAAGAATGTGGAGTATATAAGTTATGAGAGAATGGAAACTCAAACAAGAAGTATATCATAGATTAAATCCTACTCATAAAGATACATTGAATGATAAGGAGATATATCTTATATGGGAAGATAATGATATTATTCTTAATGCGAAAAGACATTGGGTAGAACAAGTCGAAAGATTTATCTATCCGGCAAAGAGTTATTGTGTGGCGATATGTTATGCAAAGTGGATAGAGAGAGATTATGGTGATAAGTTTTACGATTTGTTAAACGACAAGGACTTGTTATTTGGCAATGACCCATACTTTGAAGTATATAAAGGAAAGGAACACATTTATGACCCAATCATAAAAGCGTTTCCTAAAGATGAACAAATGGGAATGATACCTGATATTAGAGACTATTATGAAAAAGAAATTAGATATGATGGCAAAATCTGATATAAGAACGCTTATAAATAATAATACAAGGAGATAATTATGGCAATTAAGATAAATGGTAAAGATTATGATGAAGAGAAGTTTGACGATAGAACTAAAAATTATGTTATCGCTAGACAAGAGTTAGTACAGAATAAAGCGAGAGTTGAAGTTGAACTTGAAAAAATTGATGTGTTAGTTAGATACTACAATGCTAAGATTTGTGAATTTCTAGGTATTGATCCAACTGCTCCAAAAGAAGAAGAAACTCAAACAGAAGAACCGAAAAAAGATTAAATAAATGGCTGCAATAGCAAATCTAAGAATAGACCAAGGAACTACATTTTCCTCAAATATAACACTTGCAGGAAATGATGGTGCCGCTTGGGACCTAACAGGACATACCGTTGACGCTAAAATGGCAAAGGGGTATGAGAGTACAAAGACTAGGATAGCGATGTCTACGACCGTAGCAAACCCTGCTACAGGCATTATAACACTATCTTTGACTTCTGCTCAATCTAGTGCCTTGGATGCTCCAGCAAGATATGTTTATGATGTAGAGGTTACGAGAACTAGCGATAGTGTAGTAACCAGGGTTATTGAAGGTATAATAACCGTTCGTCCTAATGTGACCGTTTAATTATTTTAATACTATTAGTTTTTGAATACCCTTCGGTTATAAATATTAACAATTAAGGGAGACTAAAAGTGTCGCAAATTAAAGCAAGAATAGATTCAACGATAAGTAGACCACAACAAGTGTCGGTTACTATGCCTGCAGGTGCAGCCGCTCAAACCGCTGTAACCAACTCTACTTTGAAATTTAGATTAATGGGAGATGTAGACGCTTCAACCTTAGCAGATGGTAGTATGATTCAGTACTCTGCAACAAGTGATAAGTTTGTTGTGAGAGACGAGATTTCGACTACTACTGGTTCAATAACATTGAACGGTGGTTCATTTTAAGTTTAAGGTAACAAAAGAGAGAGTTAAGATATGTCAACAATAATCAGAATAAAAAGAAGTTCCAATGTCGCTGCTCCACCAGATTTAAAACTTGGTGAATTAGCATTTACATATGGTACAGGTACCGCTGGCAACAATGGTGATAGACTATTCGTAGGTGCAGGTGGTGTAGACGGTTCAGGAAACGCAAACGATATTGATGTAATTGGTGGTAAGTATTTCACTAGTTTATTTCCAACAACGAACGGTGCTGTCGCTGCTGAAAAACTAATAACAACAGATTCAAATAAAAGAATAGACGAGATTATAATTGGTAACGAAACCACTAACTCTGGTCGTATAACTTTTAATGAGGCTACAAACAACGGTTCAAACAATGTTGTTTTAAAGGCTCCATTATCACTAACAAATTCATCAACACTATTACTACCTGACGGTGCAGGTTCTCAAGGACAATTTCTAAAAGTAATCTCTGCCTCTGGTACAGAAGCTCAATTAGGATTTGACGCTGTAGATACTACACTTACAATTGAAGATAGTGCCGGTGCAACAACAGATTACTCAACTAACTCGACTCTATTACTTACAGGTGATGGAACGATTGATACAGCAGTTTCCGGTAATACGGTTACTATAAATGTACAAGACGGTGGAATTAGCACAGCAAAACTTGCTGACGGTGCCGTATCAAATGTTAAACTTGCGAATGACGGTGTAACCTTAGGTACTACTGCATTAACTCTCGGTGCTACTACAACTGACATTGCTGGATTAACAAATATAGTTGTTGACCATTTAACAATAGATGGACAAGACATTGCTACATCAGCTGCAAATAGAAATATTACTTTCACACCACACGGAACTGGAACGGTTACCGTACCTAGTGGTTATAAAGATAGAGCAGGTTTCGCTGCTGACTCACTTGCAACAAAAGAATATGTTGATAGTGCTTCAAGTGGTTTAGATGTAAAAGATAGTTGTAGAGTTGCTACTACAGCAAACTTATCTGCAACATATGACCAATCAAATGGAAGATTAGACAACAACGCAACTCAAGCCGCTTTAACAATTGACGGTATTTCATTGCTAGTAAATGACAGAGTTGTAGTTAAAGACCAAACAGAAGCTAGACAAAACGGTATTTACTTTGTAGAAATCGTTGGTGACGGTTCTTCTAACTGGAGATTAACAAGAGCATTAGACTCAAATTTAGGTACTGACTTAACTGGTGGTACATTTACTTTCGTAGAAGAAGGTACTGCTAATAGTGATAACGGTTATGTATTCACTCACAACGGTACACCAACATTAAACGATAATACACTTTCAAACAATACTGAATTACCTGTATCACAATTCTCTGGTGCTGGTCAAGTAGTTGCCGGTGCAGCTATGGTAAAATCAGGAAACACTTTAGATGTTAATGTAGATGACAACTCAATTGAAGTAGTATCAGACAAACTACAAGTTAAGGCTCTTGGAATTACAAGTGCTATGTTAGCAGGAAGTATTGCAAACTCTAAACTTGCTGATCCAAATATCTTACTTGCTGGTGAGACTGGAACTGGTACGGTTGGATTAGGAAATACATTAACTATTTCTGCTGGAGAAGGAATTGATACTTCTGCTTCTGGTTCTGCAATTACGATTGCCGGCGAAAACGCAAGTACAAGTAATAAAGGAGTTGCGTCATTTAATAGTACAAACTTCACGGTAACATCTGGTGATGTTGCATTGAATACTATTGACGGTGGATTGTTCTAATGGCAATCTTAAAACCAAAAAGAAGTTTTACAGCTTCTGCTGTTCCTCAATTATCTGATTTAGAAATTGGTGAATTAGCAATGAACATTGCTGATGGTAAGTTTTATACTAAACAAAATTCAAGTACTATTAAAGAAGTAGGTGGTGCTTCTGCGGTTGATATTCAATCAGTATTAACAGCAGGTGCTATTGCAACTACTGACTTAACTTTTAATAATGCAAACATTATTTTTGAAGGTAACACAGCTGACGCCTTTGAAACAACATTAACGGTAGAAAATCCAACAGCTGATAGAACGATTAAACTACCAAATTCTAGTGGAACATTAGCATTGACCGGAGATATTCTCGCCTTTGCTGTTGTGTTTGGAGGATAATAAATGGCTAGTGCTTTTAAAAACGCAGGAATGACAAACTCGCAAGTTGATGACTCAACTTCAAATGTTTATACAGCGCCATCAAATGGTACTGCTGTATTACACGCTATTTACATTTCAAATACTTCAACTGATACTCCAGCAGAAGTTGATGTGAAAATAACGATAGACGGTGGAACAACTTTTAAGACTATGATGTCTAATATCATCATTCCACAAAACAACACATTTATATTAGATAAACCAGTAAACCTTGAGGCAAATGACATTATACGAGTTATTGCGTCTCATGGAAATACAGATACGGTAATGTCGGTATTAGAAAACACTTAATAGTTTTTAGACGCTGGTTATTGTATAAATATAAAGAAACGAAGAGGAATAATTAAATGGCATTAGCATTACCAACAGGAGCTTCACAAGCAGTAGCAACAGACGCTGCTGGTTTTCAAATCTCTAACGAATATGCAATGCACTCCCTTAACCGTGATGTTAACGGTCTTTTAATCTATACTAAAGTAAAATTAGATAGTAATGAGACAATTGAAGTTAACTCTGGTGAAGGATTTGGGTTTAATGGTTTTGAAGGTATGGCACTTGGTAAAGCAAGTGATGGAAGTACCGTTCAAAATTCACTACAAAGTGATTTTGACGAAAGTACAGACGCACACTATCAAACGAATGCTCAGTTTAGGAAGTATCAACAAACAAGATTTGATCCGTTGAAACTTTTTTATTTCATAAATGATGACGGTAATCTTGTTGCAAGGTATCAGCAAGACTATACATACGCCGCTAGCGAAACAGCGACTGCTTCTACTGGAAGCAACTGGACACCTAGTGGAGGAACTTATTATACCCAAGGCAATATTAACAGGTATTTGTAAAAATTAAATAGAGAGAGATAAAAATGGCAGATTTTATTCTAGGTAGACTTAAATTTCACTTCAAAGGAGATTGGGTTACAGGAACGGCATACATCAAAGATGATGTTGTAAGATACGGAGGAAATAGCTTCGTGGCGATGGCGAACCATACAGGTTCATCAGCGTTTGAAACAGATTTAACAGCGACTAAATGGAAAAAGATGGTTGCTGGACAAGAATGGAAAGGTGCTTGGGCAGGTTCTACTAACTATAAAGTAGATGATGTTGTCCAATGGGGTGGTTCTACATTTGTATGTAATACTGCTCACGCTTCACAAACAGATTTATATGATGACACTTCAAAGTGGACATCATTTGTTCCAGGATTTAAATGGACAGGAACATATGCTTCTGCGACTGCATATAAAGTTAACGATTTAGCAAAATATGGTGCGAATGTTTACATTTGTACGGTTGAACATACTGCCGCTTCAACTATTGATAATACTAAATTTACTTTATTTGTTTCTGGACTAGAATTTGAAGATTCATATGCTTCGGGTACTGCATATCAAGCAGGTGACATTGTAACCTACGGTGGTTACAACTATGTTGCCGAACAACAATCAACAGGTCAAACACCATATAACAACGCTTCATATTGGACGGTTTTAACAACTGGTTTCAAAATGCAAGGTACATATGCTGGTGGTACTGCATACAAAACTGGTGATGTAGTAAAATATGGTGGTCACACTTATGTTGCAAAACAAGACGCAACTGGAGTTGTACCAACAACTACTGCGACTTGGGATTTATTAAACGAAGGATTTAACTGGAGAAACAATTGGACAGACGGAACTGCTTATGCACCTGGCGACACAATTGGTTACGGTTCATCATCTTATAGATGTAAACTTGCTCACACAGCTACTGCTGTTGTAGGAGACGCATTACGACCTGATTATGATACAGGCGGAGTTTATTGGGACCTACTTGCTGAAGGAGATTCAAACTTTGTTACCACAACAAGAGGTGACATATTAACAAGAAACGCTACACAAAATATTAGATTACCCATCGGTACAGCTGGTTCAGTTGTTTCATCAAATGGAACAGATGTTAGTTGGACAATACCTGGGGTTACAACAAATGTTTATTATGTTGCAAAACATGGTACAGATAGTGATCCTTCTTCTGATACAGGAAGAGGAACTTCACTAGACAAACCTTGGTTAACTTTGCAATATGCAACAACTTGGATTAATACCAATGTTGCTGCTAGTGTATTCAAAACGGTTTATGTTAAAACTGGAGAATACGAAGAAGCATTACCTATCATTTTATCTGCTAATACACAATTAGTTGGAGACGGTGTTAGAAGTACAAGAATTAAACCTGCTGCTGGTAACTCAACAGCTACTGGATTAACAAACACTCCGAACAATCGTGCTGATATGTTTAGAGTACATAACGGTACAACGGTCGCACAATTTACATTTACTGGAATGGTTGGAACTATGGGAACTGCTGACTCTTACGGAGTTGCAAGACCTAATACAGCTGACGGTGCAACACGAAGTGGTGTTGTATTTGCATTAGACCCAGGAACTGGAGTTTCTGATACGACTACACACATTTCAACTAAATCACCATTTATTCAGAATTGTACTCACTTTGGATTCGGTTCTGTTGGTATTAAGATTGACGGTTCATTACACAACTCTGGAAACAGAAGTATACTTGCAAACGACTTTACACAAGTCTCTTCTGACGGTGTTGGAGTTTGGGCATTGAATAATGCTAAATCAGAATTAGTATCTGTATTTACATATTACGCACATCACGGTTACTTATGTGATAGTGGTGCTGTTATGAGAAGTTTGAACTCAAACAACTCTTACGGTGAATACGGTTCAACAGCTGCTGGTATTGACTCAACAGAAACACCATATACTGCTGCTGTAGATTTAAGAAATAATGAAGCACAAGTAGGAAGAGTATTAGTATCCGGTTCAGGTATTGGAAGATTAGAATTACAATATGCTGGACAAGCTTACACATCTTCTGCTGTCTCAATTGCTGGATCCGGTGCCTCTGGTGCTGTATCAACAAGTCATGCTGACGGTGCTGTAAACTTTATAAAGATTAACACTACCGGTTCAACACACTTTACTACAACAGGTTATGCACAAGCAGGAACTGCAAGTACAATTAAACTTGCTGCTTCTGATTCACAACCTGATGACTTCTACAATGGTATGAGAATTACGGTATATACAGGAACTGGTTATGGTAACACAGGAGTTATCGCTGACTATGTTGCTTCTACAAAAACTGCAACGATACAAAAAGAAGCAGGCTCTGCCGGTTTTGATGTATTCGTAAACTCTGGATTATCTCCTGCTACTGCATTTGATACAACTTCAGGATATGAAATTGAACCAAGAGTTGCTTTAAGTGGTGGTGGTTCTCCTAGTAGAAACGCACTCGCAAGAGCAGTTGTAGAAAATCAACAAATTTCAAAAATTCTTATATTAGACGGAGGTGCCGGTTATTCTAGTGCACCAACGGTAACAATTACAGACCCTAACGCAAGTACGGTAGCAACTGCAACATCACACATTAGTGACGGTGTAATTTCACAGACTACGGTAACAACAAGTGGCTCTGGATATAAAACAGAAACAACAACTGCAACTATTACTGGTGACGGTTATGCTGAAATCTCTAGTGAAGGTACTGCCTTTGTTAGACTAACAGGATTATCTAAATCACCAACTGGTGGTGACATTATTGAATTTGCTGGAATATCCGGTCAAGCATATTATGTTGTTAGTGTAACCGGTTACGCTGGTGGCGCTGGACTTGTTAGAGTAAATCCTAAATTTACAACTTCTAACACTCCAACTCATGCTGAAACTGCAACATTAAGAAGTAATTACTCAAACATTAGATTGACTGGACATGACTTCTTAGATGTAGGTACTGGTGATATTGTATCAACAAATTATCCTAACACACCAACACAATTACCTGACGCAAATGATGAAGTCTTTGAGGCAGATAGAGGAAGAGTATTCTACTCATCTACTGACCAAGACGGTAACTTTAGAGTTGGTAACTTATTCCAAATCGAACAAGCAACTGGTAAGGCGACATTGAACGCTGAAGCATTTGACCTTTCTGGATTACAAGAATTGAGTTTAGGCTCAAACGCACAAGGTAACTTCGGTGCTACGATTAATGAATTTAGTACTGACGGAACATTAGCAGATAATTCTGATACTGCTCTAGTTACCGAAAGAGCGATTAAGACCTATGTAGATGGTCAACTTGGTGGAGGACAAAACGATTTATCAGTTAACTCATTAACTGCTGGTTCAATTACTGCCTCTGGAAGTAATATCTCTACAACAGGTACAAGTGGAACAGATGTTAACTTATCTATTGGAACACAAAACAATGGTATAATTACTCTTTCTGCACAGGCACAAACTGCTATTACTCCAACTGCGGCTAATGATTTAGTTAATAAGTCATATGTTGACGCACAAGGAACTCCTACATTACAAACACTTTCAATTGATGATGAAGATTTATCATTAAAAAGAAGAGTAATAACAAATGCAAATGAGTTAATACAAAAAGAGAGTGCTTACTTTGATGGTACGGACGCAACTGAAGGATTTGAATTTATCAATGGAAGTATGCAAATAAACATTGATAAATCTGGAGACTTGGTAATAGAAACAATATAAATAATAGTTAAATAGGAAGATATAAAAATGGCAACAACAAAAACTAGAATTGGTAATCTGTTCTTCAATTACCAGGGTGATTATTCGAGTACGAAGGCTTATATAAAAGATGATGTTGTATTACACAACAATTCTGATTATATTTGCGTTAAAAACTCGTCTACTACAGGAGTAGCACCTGATACTGGAACAGAAGCTCAACAAAAAAGATATGCAAGGGTAACAATTGCTACATCAGCAAGTACTGGTGGTAATGCTTATAAATGGGACGGTGAATCTACTTGGCCTCAAACAGAAGTACAATACAAAATTGGTGATACATTAGTATTATACCAAGACGGTAATGACTTTGATGATAATAAGATTGCATTTTCTAACTCTGCTACATCAAAAGAAACAAATTTATTCCACACAGATGTAACCTATATGCTAGACGGTAAGTCTGTTGGTGGTGGAACTGCAAGTGGTAACTACTTTAACTCTGGTACATTTAACAATGCTACTAAAAGAGAAATTAGAATAGAGATTACTGCTGAAACTCCAAAAGAAATCTATATCTTCAACTTTGATAATCCTTCTGCTACTTGGGGACCTAAAATGGTCGTTGCCGAAAACCAAGTATGGAAAGAAATCAGACAATCATTTAAATGGAGAGGTGACCATAGTGAAGCTTCTATAGTTTACAATCCAAATGACTTAGTACATATTAATGTTCCTGTAGATAATGACTTTTCTACAAACAATCAATATTCTGGAGACCAAATACAAAATATTAGAGCAACTTATGTCTGTTTGAGAGAACACACATCTGGTGTTGCAGGTACTTTACCTTGGGACCAAGATACTGATACAGACGCAAATAAGTATTGGGAAAGAATTTCAGAAGAACATCAATTTGATGACGAAACAATTACAGATAGTGGTGCTGTTGCAACAATAGACACTTCATCTACTTCTGCTTCTCCTGCTAGACAAGCAGGATTTTATCCTTTCGTAAATACTACAAATATTACTGCCGCTGCTGAAAATAGTGGTGCAGGAAGAACGAACGGTTATAATACACCACAGGTTAACATAACGGTCGAAGGTTACCAATCTGCTAAAACGGTTGGCAACTTCTCTACTGCACATTACAAAAGAAAACCTGGTATTTACAGAAACTTAACTCCAACTTCAACTTCAGGTGCTGGTTCAAACGCAACATTTGATGTAGAAGTAGACAACAACGGTGCTGTAGTTTCAGTCGCTGTTACCAAGAAATCACTTGGTGGTCAAATGGGAGGTTTAGGATACGCTGTTAACGAAACAATTACTTTGGCTGACGCACTTATAGGAGCTGGTGGTGCACCTGACTTTACTTTTGATGTGACAGCAATTGGTACTTGGGGAGCTCTTCAAATAGAAATCGCTAGAGACCAAAAAAGAGGAATGCAAAACGCACAATGGGAAAATAATAACGAACCTGAATTACTTGGTGGAGAAAACAACGCTGCTGCTGATGTATTAGCTGTTGACGCACAAGTATTATATTCTAGTGCAGCTGTACAATTCTCTGTGGTAACTACACAGAAAAAAGCAAGAGGTTATCAAAACTTCTTTAGTGGAAACAGATTAGAAGCAATGGCATTATGTAATGAAAACGGACCTATCGGTGATGACCATCCGTTATACAGATTGCCTGGACAATTCCAACAAGCGAATTGTTATAACTGGCCTTGTTTCATTAACGGTAGAGGTTCAATTACAAGTTGGGGTTCAAACTCTAACGGTCAAAACGGATTAGAAACTGGTTCTGTTATGACTGGTGTTGGTATGGTATTTCCATTCCTTGACTGGTACAGAAGTACAGATAACGGTGGTAGTGGTATTCATACTACTCCTGATGGAGAACCACCAAAAGCAATTCAACTATTATCTGGATATGAAGTTGGTATGGCACTATTTAATAATGGTGAAATATACCATTGGGGTTACGGAGGTCACGGACAAAATGGTGACGCTGCTGATTCTAATAGAGGATATCCGACAAGACCTGGTGGAACATACCAAGAAATTTATCAAGCTTCTAACACTTCAACGCATACATTGAAAGATACAAGAATTAAAAGAATTTACATTACTAATTGGGGCGGAGACAATAACACAAATACACACTCTGTTTATGCGTTAGATACTAACGGTGAACTATGGGCTTGGGGTTACAATGGATACGGTCAATTAGGACAAAACAATACAACTAATTTAAATAGACCTACAAAAATTAATAAGACTACTTACTTCAATGGTAATAAGATTGACGCTTTCTGGACTGCTGGTGCAGGATACGCTTTCTGTTTTGCTTTAGATGTAACCGGTAAATTATATACTTGGGGTTATAATGGTTACGGTGTTTTAGGACACGGTAACACAACTAACTTATCAGTACCAACTGAAATTTCAGGTATCACTTGGGATAACGGTGCTGCTAATCCTGGTAAGATTAAAAAATTATTAGTAGACTCGCAACAATCATATCAAAGATGTGCCATTCTTACTGAAAAAGGTAAGATATATTGGTGTGGAAGGAATGAATACGGTTGGGCTATGATGGGCAATACTACAGATGTAAGTACATTTACAATTATGTCTAATGGTCCAGGAAGTGGAACATATTCTGATTGTCAAAATATGTGGTTTACAGGTAACGGAAGATACGCAAGTTTCTGGACTAAAGATAGTACAGACTCTATTAAGTGCTGTGGTTACAATGGTAACTATGAACTAGGTATTGGTAACTCAACAAACCAAACTGCTGCTATTTCACCAAAATGGCAGATTAATGGAACTACAACTTCTGACTTACATAACATTAAAGACATCGGTTGTAATAGTGAATATGGTAACCAATGGATGTGTAATGTATGGGTATTAACATATGACGGATTTATGTTTAATGTAGGAAGAAATAATTACGGAATCGGTGCTCAAGGATATAGTTCTGATTATACCAGCAGACAATCAACTAATGGTATTGAAGAAACAGATGATTATTATTTCCAAATGCAAAGAATGCCTAATTACGCTCACGGAAGAGTTGAAGATGTAAGAGGACGAGGTTACTACTCTACAGATGGTAATAGATATCACTTTAGAGAAATTAGAACTTTTGATAACAGATACCTAATTTGGGGTTACGGTGGAGACCATATGCAAGGTCAAAATGACGGTAATTATAGCTCTATGCCACAACCCGCTGTTTTAGGATAGTATAAATATAAAGAACAATTAAGATAGGAAAATAAAAATGGCAAAAATTAATCTCGGAAGAATTAAATTACAATTCCAAGGAGAGTTCAATAAGGACCAACAATACAGACGAGACGATATTGTTTATCATAATAACGCAATGTGGATTATGAAACAAGAATACTTTGCTGATGGTTCTTCTGCGTATGCTCCTGGTACTAAAATCTTTGGATATAATCCAAAAGATATCACTGGTGACTTCTGGTCAAACGACCCGAACTTCAATGGTGAAGATAGCACCTTCAAGCATAACCAATACTGGACTGAAAACGAAAGAAGAGGCGAAACAAGTAGAACTGACCAAGACGGTAATCCTATCACAAAAAACTCTACTTACGGCTCTAACGAAGACGGTGCAAGAGAAATTAGACACGATTATATTGATTCATCATTAGGAACGGTTGTACGCCATCAACAAAACTTAATGGGTGAGTATGACGCTATGTTTCAACAAACAGAAGACGATTACGACCAATTAGATACATATAATCATTACGAACAAAATTACTTTAGATATCATTATACACCTGCACACAATACATTTGTTGTAGAGGTTAATGTATCAGGTGGTGTTCCAGATTTTAAAATTGATAACAGACTTGGTAACGATACTAAAGGTAGACAATTTGAAGGATATAGAAACTGGGAAAACTTCAAAGAAGGACACACATACAGATTTTCACAAGACAAACCTAATAACAAATATTATCCATTAGGTTTCTCTTACACTTCTGACGGAATACACAACGCCGGCGATACTGGTAAGTCATTAGGACAAGATCCTGATGGACCTTACTATGTTAAAGGTACTGCTTCAAATGGTGATAGTGGATTCTTTTCACCTATGTATAAAAATGAAGCGACTGCGATTGCTGAAGATACAAGAAGAGGTGGTGCTGGTGTTGCTCATAAACTTTCTTTCAACGAAGGTGATGTACCTGGTTGGGAAACAGAAGCAAGTCCATCATTAAAAGGACATTTACATTCAGACGGAACTCAATTAAAAGATACGGTTGTATCTGTATTGACAGACGCTAGTAATAACACATACTTACAAGTATCAAATGCTTGGGCAGGACAAACATCAGGTGGTGTTTCTGCACACGCAAGAAAAACAATTTATCTTAACACAGGTGACTCAACTGAATATCATTCAATCACTGGAAGTACACACTCATATGTGTATGTTCAAGGTGCATTAAAAGTTGGTTCTAATGTTTCTGCTGTAATCACTCAACAAAGAGACGATACAACAACTGCAAACGATAGTGCCGGAAGAAAAATATTATTAGTAAATGGTAAACCTGTTTATCAACTAGTTGGTGAAGCTTCTTCTTCAACGGTTGGTGGTATCTCTGGTGATTATCAAGCACTTACAAATGCCGGTACAGGAACAACTACTACTCTAGGTGCAAGTGCTGCTTCAAACGAAGGTTTAGTAGACTTGTATATGCCGAAACTTACAGACCCAACAGCAAATGTTGAAAGAACAATGCAAGTTTCAGTTGCTAATCCTGGTTCAGGAAACAAATTCTACATTGATGGTAGTTTACCAACTGCAACTTCAATTATGTTAGAAGAAGGAAAAACTTATAAGTTTGACCAATCTGATAGTACAAATGCTACGCATTTATTAAAACTATCAACTACTTCTGACGGAACACACGGTGGCGGTGCTGAATATACTGCTGGTGTTAAAATAGTAGGTACTCCTGGAAACAGAGGTGCATACACAGAAATTAAATTAAGAACTGGAGTAGCAAAACTTTACTTATATTGTAATGCTCATTCTGGTATGGGTCAAGCTGCTGAAACATTTGATGTTTCAACAAATCTTGGAAAAACATACGCTCCTGGTAACATTAAAAAGTGGCAAGGTTACAACAAAAACGGTGTTGTTAAGTATTACTTAAACGGCACACAAGTTGACGAAAACACTTACATTGAAACATTTTTCAATGATAATGTAGTAAAAGATAGAAACTATCCTAAGACTATGCCTAATAATAAAGTTAAAGGTGGAAACAAATATACTTTTGAACATATGGCAGGAAGATATGTTGAGATAACTATTCCTTATCAAGCAACACAATCAGACGCTGAAAGTACAAAAATATATCCATTCTGTTTAGAACCTACAACGGCTGCTAGACAAACTTCTGGAATGTATAACACATTCGGTTGGGACATTGAGAAGTCTTGGAGAGGTCATAGACATTGGGATAAAGTACAATCTTCTATGAGATTTAGAGGAGAGTTTAGTCCTAATACACAATACAACTACAATGATATTATTTCATACAAACCTTATAAAAGACTTTCTACTGGAGAGAAATTTTATAAACACGGTACTGGTTTATACAGATGTTTAAGAGACAATAGAGGAAGACCACCTCAACACGGATTCCAAGAACCTACAAGGTCTCCATTGATGACTGCTTCAACGGTTACTTCTGGAAGATTAACTGGAAGAAGTGAACACGAACAAAACAATGAGACAGGTAAGAATTATCCTGCACATATTCAATCGTATCACAACTGCTGGGAATCTTGGGCTGGAATGAACAACCAAGAACAAGGTGCTGGTGTTTGGTTCCCGAACAAAGGACCAATGGCATGGCCATACAAACACGGTCATTCAAGTGGTGCAAACATCTACAGATGTCATATGTACATTGATAAGAATGGTGCTGTATGGGTTATCGGAAACGCTTCTTCATCACACAATATGGAACAAGGTCGTTCTTCTTCATACTTTAGAGAAGTAACCTTTAGATGGAGAGATTTCTACAATTCTGAAAACAGAAACGAAGGCGGTTACAACGAAAGAAGAAGTAGTAAGTGGACTCGTTATGACAGAATGAGAACTCCTAGAGCTATTCAAATTGAAATGTCTTACGACGGAACAATGATTTTGTTTGACAATGGACAAGTATTCCACGGTGGTTACGGTTCACACGGTCAACAAGGTACTGGTTATGACGGTGCTCCTGGTTCTGCAATGTCACCTGACGGATTAGAAGATGTACACTTTATCAAAATCGCAATGAAAACTATGAACGAAGATTCAATTCATACTCCTTGCGGATTAACAGATGATGGAGATGTATATGTTTGGGGTTACAATGGTTACGGTGAAGTCGGAGACGGTAGAACACAAAACGCATATGGTCCTAAGAGAATACCAAGAGAATTCTTTAATGACGAAAAAATTATTGATATTTTAGCAACCGGTGGAGATAGTACTTCATTCTATGCTAGAACATCACAAGACAACATTTACGCTTGGGGAAGAAACAACATCGGCCAATTAGGAGATACAACAACAACTGACAAATACAGACCAGTATTAATGACTGGATTTGTTGCTTCAGACAATGGTGGTATCGCTGTATGGCAAGGTAATGCTCACTCATCAAACTCAAATTTCTCAATACTAGACGGAAACGGATTTATATGGGCAACAGGTTACAACGGTTATGGTAACTTTGTTGACAATACAACAGCTAACAAAGCTACATTAACTAAATCAACTGCTGCTCCTAATGGAGACATTGCAGACTTCTGGACATTATTCTGGAATGGATATCATACAACATTTATGAGATTGAAAAATGGTGAAACTTGGACTGCTGGACATAGTGGTGGATACTACAACTCTGGTGATGGTGGAACTGGAACGAACCAGGCACCTGTACAAGTAGATAAGATAACTAATCTAAAAGAAGTTTGTATATGTAATACATATTCAGACCAAGGTAGAAGTTATTGGTTAACAGATAATGGTGAATTCTTTAGTCAAGGCCGTGATGTATACGGTTCTATGCCAAATAGTGTTGCCGGAGATAACTGGACTGGTGAAGATGGAACATACAAACCTTTCCACGCTTTTGTACCTGCAGGAACTAGAATTAGAACTATGTGTATTCAAGGTATTGACCAATCAACAAACTACTACGGACTTCAACCAATGGTTGGAACAGAAGATGGCCAAGTTTTACTTTGGGGCTATTCTTCAAACAATAACCTAGGACACCACGCTAGTGCAACTTACTCAAATACGGGTCGTTCACAAATGTGGAATGCTGGTATAGGTAGATAACATAAATAGAAGTATAACAAATAAAGAAAACGGAGAAAAAACAAAATGGCAAAAGTAATTTATTCAATGACTGCTGGAATCGGTCAAGGTGACAACTATACTGCTCCTACAGGAGATACGCCAATCAGTTTAGGAGAATTAAGTGGAAAAACTTATTTTTCAATTGATGATGGTAATACTACTATCACAACTGATGGTGAAAATCTTTCTGTATACGGTGTAGCGATTGTAACCGACGCTGACGAAAAGGCAAGTATTCAAGCTGTTTCAGCTCATGTTGAGCAAGGCTTGTCTAACTTAGATAACGAATTTATGAATGGTAAATCAATGATTGACCTATTAGCAGATGTAGCTGATGACACTTCAGCAACAAAAACTGCAATAGCAACTCACAAAGCGGCTAAGGCTTCATTTTTATCAAACTTAGGATTCTAAAGACAGATTAATTAAAAAGAAGGTAATAGCAATATGGCACTAGATATACAAAACTTTAAAGTATCCTGGAAAGGAAACTGGAAAGATAAAGAGAAGTATTACAAGAATGATATAGTTTACTGGAGAGGTAAATCATACAGATGTACAGAAGAGACACCTGATAGTTTTACAATTTCAAGTGAAGCTATGATTAATACTAACTCTTACGGCCAGTACAGCCCTACGGTTGTTAGACGGTCATATAGACCTGACAACAATAGATATTGGGCATTATTGCTAGCAGGTAACGACAACATTGAAACTTGGCAGTATTGGAGACAATACGAAAGAGGAGAAATGTGTAAAGTAGCTGACAAGATTTATCTTTGTTTGAGAAAAACAAGATATTGTAATACTTGGGTAGAAGAACACGATGGTAATCCATCAAAATATTGGGTACTTGTTTATGTTAACGAAAACAAGTGGAGTACAAGAAACGAAGTAGTTTCATTTAACAACCGAGCTCCGTTAGGTTGGAAATATAATATGGGTGTTGACACTTCTGATAGTGCTGACCAAACATATAGAAGTTGTACACTATGCTCAGATGGTTCTGATATGTGGGTAGGTTCTTCTGATGGAACTTCTTCATCTGGATTAGGTGACGGTGTTGCTGGAAATGACGAACCTGGAAAACACTTTTCTACAGGATTTACATTTACTGATTGGATGGCTTCTACAGACAACCAATCTTGGAATATTAATGCTACAGGTAGAATGACTACACCTGATGGAAAAGCACCAAGAGTAATACAAGTTAGAAAAAATCAAAATAGAACTTTCTGGTTAATGAACAATGGTGAAGTTTACGCCTCTGGTGAAAACGGAAACTACGGTTTAGGAAATTCAGAAACTACTGATAGAAATTATAGTGTAAGGGTTACAGCTAATGATACAACAGATTGGCAAGGAAACACTATAGGCAAAACATTCAATCAAACTAAAATGGTTAAAGTCGGTATGTCCGACGCCGGACATGACGCAGGAACATCATCTTGTTTCTCACTAGGTGATGACGGTTCAGTATGGGTTTGGGGTTACAATAACAACGGTCAATTAGGACTAGGTAATCCATCAATAAACAATTCAACAGACACATCTGGTGGTCCAACAGGTACTGCTTTCTATAGTGCCAATGTGACCAGACCAGTTAGATTACCTCAATCATACTTTGATGGAAGACAAATCGTTGATATGTGGACTTCAGGTTCAGAAGAGGCATGGTTTCACGCATTAGACGAACAAGGTCAACTATGGGCTTGGGGACATAACCAATACGGTGAGTTAGGAGTAGGAAACAGAAATGGAACTTATTACTACACACACCCACAAAGAGTTGGTATCAACTGGAACAGATACGGTGGTATCAAAATGTACAAGACAACTCACTCAAACGGTGGACATCATTCTACACACATTTTAGATGGTGAAGGATATATGTGGTTTACAGGTTACACAACCTCAGGCGCTTGGCCAATTGGTTCTCCTGGTTATACAGGAACACATCATATTGGTTCATTCAGAAGAGAAGGTCACCACTTAAATGGAGATATTGACTTCTTCTGGTGTGGTGGAGATGAGAACAAATGGTTATATATTAGACAGAAAACTACTGGTATGCTATGGGTACATGATGGTAACTATGGTACATACGGTGGTCGTGGTCAATCAGTTGAGTCCAATAGTTATTGGTATGCTTCAGGTGGTCACCCAGGAAGTTTCATACATATAAAAGGTCCTAAATGGGCAGTCAATGTATGTGATGTAGGTATGAGTAGAGCTGATGGTTCTTATATGTACTCTTTCCCAATGATACTTGATGACGAAGGATTGATTTGGGGTGGTGCTCCATATTCAAATGACGAACAAGGTCTTGGTGGTTCATCAACAAATGATGAACAATGGTCAAACGGTGGTAGAAACGATACTGGTCAAGGTATGGAAGACAATGAAATGTTTAGAACAAGAAAGAAAATCGTATTTCAACCTGCTGGTGGACATAGATGGACAGACTTATTCTATTCAGGAACTGGTTCTTCAAATTGTCCGAGAGCTATTAATCAACGAGGTCAAGTATATTGGACTGGTTATGATGGCGGTGCTTCGGTAACTATGAACTATGATTACTATTCTGAAGGTGCTAACGGCAACCAGACTTCACACTTCTTCCATTTGGGTCCTAGAGACTAGTATAAATAATTATATATTAAGACCGTAAGGTCTTTTACATTAAACAATTGAGGTGAATAATGAAGAGAATAGAAGAATTTGTTGAACAGGCTCGTAAAAAGTTTGAATCACAACCGTTCGTTAACGACTATCTAAACAAGAAACTTAAACACAAAGAATCTGTTGGTACTTACTTGTACAATCAATGGGTCTATGTATGTCAAATAGAAGGACATTGCAAAGACGCAGGTGTACTTGACGGTATTGAAGAAATTTGTATTAAAGAAAATCTACTAGAAGCGTGGAAAGCAGAATGGCCTTATGACGCTGATGATATATCAAAAACTTGGGTAGAACCATCTGTAATGTATGCAACGCAAAGTTGGTGTACTTCTATTATAGATGTTAAAGAAGATAAAGATTTATTACTCGCACACCTTTACGCCTCTCATAGTGAGATAATGACTAATCAAGGTACTTCAATTCTCAAAGATAGACTTACAGAAAAATTTACAGAAGCCTACAATCGTAGACCAGACGAAATACTTAATATTATAAAATTAAGTTGGGACTTTAAAATTGGTATGTCTGGCGATTTAGAAGCACACACCGAACATTTAGAAGAAGTCTTACCTAGAATTTCTTTATTCAAAGTTGCCGCCAAAGAAATAAGTGAAGACAGGTCAGGTTTAAATGATATGTCTGGTGGTGAAAGAGACGAAACAGAAGACCAAAAAATAAGAGCAGAATTAATGGCAAATTCAGTCTTTATAGGTGAAATGAATTTAGATGAAGTGCCAGAAGATTATCAAAGTTTTGTAAAAGAAGACTTACATCAACTTGAACAAAAGAAAAAAGAGACTGAAAAAACATTTGAAGAAGCTCCTAAAAGATGAAGACATTAAAAGAATTAACTTGGGAACATCATAAAGAAGCAGAAAGACAACAATTTGTAAAAGTATTAATGTCTGGAAAGATATTAGAAGAAGTTTACGCTGTTTATCTTTACAATCAACATCAAGCATATAATATATTAGAAGCAGTCGCAATGTCGGAAGGTTTCTTTGATGATATGCCACAATTAAGAAGAGCGCCAGAAATCTTAAAAGATTTTAATGAACTATGGACTTGGGACCATAAACCTTGGTTATGTGAGAGTACTAAAAAGTACATAGACCATTGTCAAACATTAATGGATTCTCCAGAGAAAATAGCTGCACATATATATGTAAGACATATGGGTGATTTATCAGGTGGGCAGATGATTAGAAGAAAGACACCAGGTCGTAATTATTATTATGATTTCAATTTTAAAAAAGTTGATGACGGTGTACAGAAATATAAAAGTGTACAAGAATTAAAAGACGCATTAAGATTAAAAGTGGATAGTTATCAAAAGTATTCAGACGCAAGTACACTTACAGAAAATGTAAATAATGTTGTATACGAAGCAAGAGTTTGTTTTAGTTTTGCAACGGAACTATTTAAAGAAATGATGACATTTATTAATAACAATGAAAAGAGGTTTGGTGATGGAACGAAGAAGTAGAATATGGGAAATGCTTGAGCAACACACTCAAAGTATTATCGCAAATTTTGAAAGAGAAGGTGAAGAGATATTTGAACCTGCAATGAAAAAGTTTAATAGACCTGAAGAAGGTTGGGTTAATAGAGTATGGAAAACACCTGAAGCAAGAAGATGTCATTTAGATGTAGTTGACGCTAGAGACGAAAAAGGTTTGTTTATGTTTCATTGCTGTGTGTTTCCTAATCTAACAAGTGAAGCACCTATATTTGGATTAGATGTAATCGCAGGTGCAAAAAAGGTTACAGGTTTCTTCCACGACTTTTCTCCTCTTGCAAAGAGAGACCATTCAATGGTAGATTGGTTTGTAAAAGAAGCAAGTAATTATACACCATCAAAAGCAAGACCATTACCTGATTGGGCTATGAAAATCTTTAGTCCAGGTATGATTGCGGCTGGTAATATTAATACTGAAAAAGAATTAACACAAGCGTTAAGTATGGCACAAGCAAATTTACAAGTATACTTTACACTACTAAGAAGAAACAACGAAGTAGGAGACTTACAGGAAATCAAAGACGCACAAAACAGATACGCAAAACATCAAAGAGAGAATCCACATACTCCTAGAGTTATGTTAAGTTTAGGTTTACCTGAAGATGATGTAAAAGAATTTTGTACAGACGCTTTATTTCCTTATGTGGAATAATGGAACATTTAGATAAATTTAAAAAAATAATAACAGAATTAAAAGATGAAGGTAGATATCGTGTATTCAATGATATCTTACGAACCAGAGGTAGTTATCCTAACGCAATCTGGTATTCAAAATACTCAATCAAAAAAATAGTCAACTGGTGTTCAAATGATTATCTAGGCATGGGCCAACATTCTTATGTTATAGATAGCATGAAAACAGCACTGGAGACGAGCGGAGCGGGTGCTGGAGGGACGAGAAACATCTCCGGTACAACTCACTATCACATTGCATTAGAACACGAATTAACTCAATTACACGACAAAGAAAGTGCGTTATTATTCACTTCAGCATACAACGCTAATCAAACAACTTTAGAAACTATGGGCAAGATTATGCCTGAAATTTTATTTATTTCAGACGCCGAAAATCATTCTTCTATCATACAAGGATTAAGACATAGTAAATGTAAAAAAGAAATATTTAAACATAATGATTTAGACGATTTAGAAAGTATCTTAAAGTCTAACCCTGGTCCTAAATGTGTAGTATTTGAAAGTGTCTATAGTATGGACGGAGATATTGCACCTGTAAAAGAGATTGCTGATTTATGTAAAAAGTATAAAGCTATATCGTACATTGATGAAGTACACGGAGTTGGTTTATACGGACCAAAAGGTGCTGGTATTTGTGAACGAGATAATGTTGATGTTGATATTATTAATGGAACATTAGCAAAGGCCTATGGTGTACAGGGAGGTTACATTTGTGGAAAGAGAGAGTTTATAGACGCAATTAGAAGTATGGCAAGTGCGTTTATATTTACAACTAGTTTATCGCCTGTACTATGTGCCGGTGCTTTAACAAGTATTAAGTATGTTAAAGACCATCCAGAATTAAGAGAAAAACTACAAGAACGAGCTCAAAAAACAAAAGAAGAATTAACAAGACAAGGTATAGAAGTATTACAAAACGATAGTCATATCGTACCAGTAATTATAGGTGACGCTAAAAAATGTAAAGCAGTTTCAGATGAATTACTTTACAAAGATGGTATCTATGTACAACCTATTAACTATCCTACGGTTGCTGTTGGTACTGAAAGACTAAGATTTACACCTACACCATTTCATACAGATATGATGATATTTGATATGGTAGTTAAAGTTAAATCTGCTATGCGAAGATGTGGTAAAACTAAATGAATGTAAAAGAAGAACTTGATTGGTTAATAAGTGATGGTGCAAATGGTTTAGAAATCTTATTGTTTCTATTAAGATACGACACAACTATACAAAGTTTGATAGGTATAGGGGTGTTATTTGTACTAGTATGTTGGTATTTTGATAAAAAAGACGATAAAGACACGAAATGGGACATCGACCCTCATGGATAATTATAAATATTGCTAAAGACAAAGGAATAAAACTATGGCCATACCTAACACTAGACAGACGCTTATCTCATATGCTAAGAGAGCCTTGGGACATCCTGTAATTGAAATTAATGTTGATGATGACCAAGTAGATGATAGAGTTGATGAAGCAATACAATACTATCAACAATATCATTATGACGGTATCAAAAGAGT